ACCGGCATCGGTGGCAAGATTCTCGCCGGCATCGCGCTCGCCGGCATGATCGGTTACGGCGTCCATTGCTTCGAAGGCTGGGTGCGCGCCGAAGACGAAGTCTCCGCGAAGACCGCCGAGATGGCACAGATGCAATCGGACACGCAACACATCGTGGGAGGGCTGCGCATCGCCGCTGCCGCCAACGCAACACGCTCGGCGCAGAACGCCGCAATCATGGGGGCGATCAATGCCGCAAAACCTTCGACCTGTCCTGTTCCTGACTCTCTGCTTGCCGTTATGGATGGTCGCCGCGTGCGCGCCGCAGGTGCAAACGACGCTGGCACCAAGGCTCCAGGTTCCAAGTGACCTGCTGACGTGCCCGGCGGAGCCGGCGCCCCCAGTCAAGATGCCTGATGGCTCGATCAGCCTGACCATCGATACGGAAGCTGGTCAGGTGACCTACACCAACGACAAGGCAGCAGCGATGTGGACCGAGATGGGATTCGATGCCGGTCAGGCGTGCCGCGACAACCTCGCTGCGGTCAAGGCTGTGGTCTCCCCGTGAGACGGTTCATCATCTCGGTCCTGACCGGACCAGACGGCGTTACCTTCGACATTGCCCGTGTGAACTGGGCGATGGCGATGGGTATTCTGTTCGCCATGACGATCTACACAGTCGTCTGGCAAGGCCACGATTGGCGCCCGATGGAATTCGCGACGTCTACTGGTTCGCTGCTGGTTCTGGGTGGCTTTGGTGTTGCGGTCAAATCGAAGGCTGAGCCGCCAGCGCCGACAAATGGAGGGTCTTCGCAATGAACGCATTTCTGGACTGGTTGGAGGGCAAGAAGCCTGCGACGCCGCCTGCGACGTCAGCGACGCCGGAAGCATCCGCTGCGTTCGTGGCGATGCTGACGACCGCGCTCGCCATTGTGGCACCCAAAGCGAGTGCCGAGACCTGGGTGACCGCTCTGACGTCGCCGATGGAAGCTGCGGAGATCACCACGCCGCAGCGCGTGGCTGCGTTCTTCGGTCAGATGGCGGTGGAGTCGCTCTACTTCACGAAGCTGGAGGAGAACCTGCACTACTCCGCCGAACGCGCATATCAGGTATTCCGTGGTCATTTCTCGTCAGTCGACGAAGCCCAGCCCTACGCGATGCAACCGGAGAAACTCGCAAACCGGGTCTACGCGAATCGCATGGGCAACGGAGACGTGGCGAGCGGCGATGGGTGGCGCTACCGGGGCGGTGGTTTGCTTGACACGACGGGTAAGGCAAACTATCAGGGGTTAGCCAAGGCGACCGGAAAGACGGTCGAGGATACCCCTGCGTGGGTCCGGGCGCCTGCGGGCGCCGCCGCATCAGCGGTCTACTACTGGCAGAAGAACGATCTGAACGCACTGGCGGACGCGTGGCAAATCACCAACGTCACGCACGCGGTGAATGGAGGCTTCAATGGCCTGCAGGAGCGCATCGCGCTCAGCAACGCCGCGCTGAAGGCGCTTCAACCAACGGCGGCGATGCCTGCAACGGTGTAGGAGGCGGACATGGCAATCAAGAAGGGCTACGTGCCAACCGGCAACGCGATCAAGGTCGGTGGTGTCTGGGGTGAAGGCACGCTCGGCGTCAAGGAGACCGGCATCTAGCCCGTCTCCCAACAATAAGAGCGAGGGACAACCTCGCCAGGGAGGCTACATGGCAGACCTACACGCAAGACAGCGCAACGCGCTGCCGGCTGAAGTGTTCGGGCTACCGGCGCAGCGGAAGTATCCGATGCCCGACAAGGCCCACGCTGCCGACGCCAAGGCGCGTGCCGCCGCGATGGTGAAGCTGCACAAGCTGAGCCGTGGACAGGAAGCCGAGATCGACGCGAAGGCCAATCGCGTTCTGGGGGAGAAGTGAGATGGCATCGAACAGCGTGATGGACAGGGAAACCTACGGCGTCCCGGCGCAACGCAAGCCGGCTGATACAGGTGGCGATGCTGCGCGCGAAGGCGCGATGGTTGCGCAACACAAGGCGACGCGTGGCAGCGGCACGATGACCCAGGGCAACGATCGTCCCCAAGCCAACCGCGCCGTTCCGGACAAGTAGCATGTTGTCCCGCTTCCGACGCTGGCTCGCGCGTATGACCGCGCCGGAGTTGATGACGGAAGTGGCGAAACCTGACACGACGAAGAGTGTGTTGACGTCGAACCACATCGTCTGCCTTGGCATGTGTCCGAGATGTTTAGGCAATCTGACTGCGTCTTTCCAATGCGTCGAGTGCAAGTTCGACGCCGCAGAGATCGCAGCCGAGAACGTCATGCTGAAGGACCTACGTTGTGAAGCTGCCGGGCTGAAAATTTTGGGTTGAGCCACTGCGTTACTTTTCTTGACACCGGAAAGAGGCTACGTTAGGCAGCATGACATGCCCAAGAGTTAAGGGCAAGACGAAAAGAAGAAAAGTCGCGGGGAGGGTCCCTGCGCAGACATGGTCAGTGACCAAGTCCAACACCTATCCTCGGTGAGGTTCCTATGCCCGATCTGACGTTCGACTCCCTGGAGGCAGTGCCCGAAGGACTCAAGGAATTCGCGAAGAAGACCGATGCCGGCAGCTTTGTCGTCAAGGTCGTCCCCCAGGTCAAGCTGGACGAGTTCCGCGAAACGAATGTGACGATCGCCAAGGAACGCGACGCGCTGAAGCTCTTCAGGGAGCAGATGGCGCCGATCGTCGGGGAGAACCCCTCCGAATTCGCAGCCCGCGTCGCGGAACTGACGAAGCTGGAGCAGCAGGTGAAGGACGGGGCGCTGAAGGGCACGGATGCCATCTCGGTCGAGGTGCAGAACCGTGTGGCGGCGATGAAGTCCGACTTCGAGCGCCAGAACGGTGAGACGGCGGCGCAACTGGCGGAAGCCCGGCGCCGGGAGGCGGCGGCGAACGATCGCTACAACCGATCCATCGTGGATCGCGCAGTGACCGACGCCGTGGTCCACGAGTCGAGCGGGGCATTGCCCAGCGCCTTGCAGGACATCCTGCTGCGCGCACGCGGTGTCTTCACGGTCGACGCTGCCGGCAAGCTGGTGGCGAAGGATGGCGAGGCGATCATCTACGGGAGCGACGGCGCAAGCCCGATGACCCCGCTGGAGTGGATGCAGAAGTTGCGGTCGCAAGCACCCTACTTCTTCAAGAGTTCAAACGGCGGCGGTGCTGCCGGGGGTAACGGACTGGGTGGTGAAGGCTTCAAGGGTCCGCTTTCCAAGGTGGACTTCGACAAGCTGGGGCCGGTGGAACGGATCGCCTACGCGCGCAAGCACGGGATGCTCAAATCCCGCACGCTGACCGGCGCCGGGGCGTAACCCTTCCAAGCCTGTCCGTTCGAGTAAGCAAGACTGACGCGACGTAAGGGCTAGTCGCGGATGTTAGGAACGAACAGGCCCCGAGAGACATGAGGGAGTTACGACCATGGCATTGACCCTGCTGGAGGCCTCCAAGCTCAATGACGGCGATGTGCATCGCAACGCCGTCATCGAGATGTTCGCCGCGAATTCCGACATCCTGCGCGTGCTGCCGTTCGAGGACGTGCCGGGTGGCTCGCTCTCCTACAACATGGAAGGCAAGCTGCCGGGCGTCGCGTTCCGTGGCTTCAATCAGGCCTATCCGGTCAGCACCGGCATCGTCAATCCGCAGGTCGAAGTCCTGCGCATCGTCGGCGGCGACCTGGACGTCGACAAGGCGATCCTGAAGACGCGTGGCGAGGACGTGCGCAGCACCCACGAGGCCATGAAGGTGAAGGCGCTGAGCCTGAACATCACGGGCGCCGTCGTGAACGGCAACAGCGCCACCAACAACCTGCAGTTCGATGGTCTGCGCGTCCGCATCCAGGGCTACCAGTTGGTGCCGGCGAACGAAGGCTCGCCGAACGCCAACAGCCCGCTCTCGCTGTCCGCGCTGGATGACGCCATCGATCGCGTCGACAATCCGACCCACCTGCTGATGTCGAAGGCGATGCGTCGCACGCTGACGACCGCAGCCCGCAACTACACGGTCGGCGGCTTCATCGACTACGCCGTGGACAACTTCGGTCGCAAGATCACGACCTACAACGACCTGCCGATCCTGATCGCCGACTACGACGACACCGGCACCAAGATCATCGACTACAACGAGGCTGGCCCCGGCGGCGGTTCGTCCAGCCAGTCCCTCTATGTGCTGAGCGTCGGCAGCGGCATGCTGACCGGCCTGCAGAACGGCATCATGGAGGTAACCGACCTCGGCGAACTGCAGACCCAGCCGGTTCTGCGCACCCGTGTGGAGTGGCTGGTCAGCCTCGCCGCGATGCACGGTCGCTGTGCCTCCCGCGTGTGGGGCATCACCTCCGCCGCCGCCACCGCGTAACGGAATCGCCCCTCCGGAGTTTCTCCGGTGGGGCGCTCCACTCACCCATCAAGTTTGAGGAGGACCTAAGATGTCCGTGAAAGCCACCGCCAACCGTTTCTCGCTCGACTCCACCCTGGTGCTGCGTGCATCCGGTCTGGCGGGCGTGACCGCCACCACCGCGACCGGCTCGATCGCGCTCGACATCCTGACGTCCTACTGGGCCAGCGGCGACGACGCCGAACCGGCGCAGTTCGTGATCGAGACGCAGGTCGAGAGCATTTCGGGCACGACGCCGACGATCACCTACCACGTGCAGGTCGCCGCGGCTTCCGACAGCGCCTTCGGCTCGCCGGTCGAAGTCATGGTGTCCGAAGCCATCTCGGCGGTCGGCTACACGACCCTGGCGCTCACCGAGGAGATGCTGAACGCGGCCATCGTGCAGCTTGGGAGCATCGCCGGCTTCCTGCGCGTCAACGCCGTCGTCGCCGGCACGACCCCGGTCGTCGCCTTCAACGCCTATCTGGCGCCGCTGGTCGGTCGCTAAGCCACAGTGCCTGCTAATCCTGGGTGAGGCACCCCACGGCCTCACCCAGGTCTTGACTGACCCGACAGAGCTAGGAGCTACGCATGCCCGATGGATTGATCGACGGGTCCGCGTCCCAGAAGGGACCGCATCCCGACGTGGAACTGTTCGACGTCTACGACCTGGACGGCAAGCTGCACCGCATGAGCGCCGCGAACGTCTCCGACGTCACCCGCCACCTGAAGTGGCGCACCGAACCCCCCATCTTCGTCTCGGTGCCGGCTGCCGACGCCAATGCGGCACCGCCGGCCCCTGCCGCCCCGGTCGTCGCTCCGGAAGCGCCCAAGGTCGTCGAGGAGCCCGTCAAGGCACCGGTCGACCTGACATCCATGTCACGCGAGGGTCTGGCACGCTTCGCCAAGGAGAAGTTCGGCCTGGACGTGGACGTGAACTGGTCCCATGGCCAAATCCTGGACGCGATCCAGGTGGAACTGGGACAGTAGAAACCGGATCATCGACAACGGCATCAGGTTGTAGACGGCTGATGCACACGCCTTCGGGCGCTCGGGCCAGGGGAGCAATCCTCTGGCCCTATTCTGTTGCGCCACACGCTGCTTTGCTTGACCTTTCCGCGTAAGCGAGACTAACGTCCAGCCGAGGCGTAAGTGCTGGTCAGAAAGTGCCGTCAAGAGCCACGCGCCATCTTTTACGTCTGAAAGGAGACCGCCATGCTGATGATGATTTACGACTCGAAAGGCGAACCTTTCGAAGTGCGTCCAGCCCTGGCGAAGAAGCTGATCATCCAGCACGGATGGAATGCGTCCCCGCCGACGACGCCTGCACCACAGGCTACCGTCGAGCAGGCTGTCGACGATCAGACGATCCACACCGTCGTTCATCCGGAATACCCGCCGTCGCCATTGCCGACGCACGCGACCTGACGCACTAGGTAGTTTTCCTTATGCCGTCGTCGCCACTGGAACCTCAGGCCGTCGACCATTTGTTCTCGTCGAAGGCTGAAGGAATCATCATCTTGGTCGCCAAGGAGGCTGCTGCTGTCGCGGCACGCGAAGCCATCAAGGTGACGTTTCTACATTTCGGTATCGACATGGACGACGTAGACAGCGTGGAGGAGAACCGTGTGCTCTTCTCCGAATTGCGAGAGAAGAGGCGGAAGCGTCGTGTGTGGGCTGAGACGTATAAGAAAGGTGCAGTCAACGCCTTCTTCTCACTGCTCGTCGCATTCGGAGCATCTGTTCTCACGTATGTCATGACCAGTTGGAGAGGAGGTCATCAGTGAAAAATTTGCTGAGGTGGCGTGGCCTGAACCATGTGTCCGGATGGGTGTTCATCGGATGTGGCGCGTGTGCAGGGTTCGCCCTGGCGGAATTGACTTGGCTAGGGCGAAATCCTGTCTGTGTCGTCCTCAATCATATCAGTGTATTCACGCCTCCGCCTATGTGTGGTATGTGACTGGGTTCCCCAAAATGCGCTTGACGCTGAACGAGCCGAGTCATATATCGGACGAGTTGCCTCACACAACCGTGGGTAGGCACTTGAATCCGGGGAATGTCCTGGAGATACGCACAAATGGGAGGACACCGGATGGCAGTTGGTTCTCTGGACGATTTGCAAGGAGAAGCGATCGTCGATGCCTACAAGCTCGTGGAGTTGACCGAGGCGGTCTTCACTGTGGACACTTTCACGAAGGCGATGAATACAGCGTCATCTTTGGTCGCCAACCTTCAGCGGTTGCGCAACATGGCGCTGGAGGGGACCACGACCTGATCGAGTTACACGTGAGGCATTGAAAGGCGGCGCTGAGAAGCGACCGCCTTTTTTGTGTCCAAAAGAAGGAGCCGACAATGAGCCCTCTTGACCAAGCCGATTATCTGGACACACCACCACCAGCAAGGCGCATTGCTCGCAAGGCGGCGCTGCGAGAGCAACGGAAGCAAATACGCTCCAAGCGTGCTCACCCCACCAGAGAGCGTGAGCCGCTCGTCCCCAGGAACGAGGCGCAGTCTGATCTTCTGGATGCGCTGAACGAGAATCTTCAGGTCTTCGCCATCGGCCCAGCCGGCACCGGAAAGACCTATCTCGCGGCGCGCCATGCGATCCGGCAGGTGCTCGATGCCAGGAAGGAACGCCTGTTCATCGCTCGTCCGACCGTATCGAAGCAGAAGCACCGCATGGGCTTCTTGCCGGGGAACGCAGACGACAAGCTGGAGCCGTGGCTCGTGCCGATCATGGACGCGCTCAAGGTGGAGTGCAGCGCAGCCACCATCGCCAAGATGAGGCACGACAAGCAGATCGAGTTCCTGGCGTTCGAGCACATGCGCGGGAGGACTCTGGCGAACGCCGTCGTGATCCTCGACGAGGCACAGAACTGCGACCTGGGGGACCTGAAGCTCTTCCTGACGCGAACGGGCGACGGGACGCAAATCATCGTCTGTGGCGACATGGATCAGGTCGACATCCCCGACACGGGTCTGGAACGCGTCGTCAACATGATCGACGAGTTCGACCTGACGCCTGACGTGATCGAATTCGACGATGCCGACGTCGTCAGAAGCCCAGCCGCCAAGGAGTGGGTCGGAGCCTTTTCCAGGCTCTAGGCATGGAGCCGCGCGTCAGTTTGGTTGACACGGCGCGTAGTCCTGCTTACGTCAACATTCCAATCCATCGTGGCGCGAGGAGGCGGCGATGACTTTCAGCCTAGTCGTCGAGGACGGCAGCATGGTTGCCGGCGCCAACAGCTACGTCACGGTGCAGGAAGCGGACGACTACATCATCCAAAACTTCCACGCTTGGCCTGCGTGGAATGCCCTGAACCTTCCGACGAAGCAGCAGCTTCTCGCCTGGGCGTGTCGCTACGTCGACCAGAGAGCGACGTGGTATGGTGAACAGACGTCCTCCGCCTGGGCGCTAGGGCTGCGCTTCTCGCCGCCGATCGCCAACTGGATCATTCCGCCGGGGCCTCTCCCCGGCTTTGGTGGGCCGCTGCCGCCGATCGCCACGTTGCAGGTCAACGCCGGCCCGGCGAACATCCGCATGATCAGCGCCAGTCCGTCCTCCGGCGTCATGGTCCCAGGCCAGTCGATCATCGTCACCATCCTCTTCAACACCACCGTCGTGGTTGCCGGAGGCACCCCGTCGCTGACGCTGAACGACGGCGGCGTGGCGAACTACACCAGCGGCTCCGGCACCACAGCGTTGGCGTTCACCTACATCGTCGGAGCGGAGGACTACACGACGTCCCTGGCGCCGGCATCTTCCAACGCACTCAACCTGAACGGTGCCACGATCAAGGACCTTGGCGGCAACAACGCCAGCCTGACCACGCCCTCCGTCTTCGGAGGCTCGACGTGGCCTTGGTTGCAGTCGATGCGCTGGCCTCGTCTCGGCGTGTTCGATGTCGACAACAACCCCATCCCGCCGAACGTCATCCCCTACCAGTTGAAGCAGGCGTGCATGGAAATGGCGCGCTATCTGATCGCACAGGATCGCAGCCTGGAGCGCCCGCAGGACGGACTGAAGGAACTGAAGGTGGATGTCATCACCCTGGTCTTCCAGCCCGGCTACACGCTGCCCATCGTGCCGGGAGAGATCGGCTATATCATCCGGAACCTGGGAACGATCGGTAGCGGTCGCACGAACTTCGCCAAGATCGTGAGGGCCTAGACGATGTCCGGCTTCGCATCCCTCATCCAAGGTCTGGTGAAGACGGCGATCACGATTGCCGACGATCTCGCTTCGCAGGTGGTCTACACCTATGTCAGTGGCGCACCGGTCTACGATCCTGCGACCGGCGCAACCACGACGCCAACCACCACCTACGCCTTCACCGCCGTCATCTCGAAGTTCGGACAGAACGAGGCTGACAACAACGTCGTCATCGCGACGGACGCCAAGATGGTATGCTCCACACTCGATCTCCCCGTCGAGCCAACCGTGTCCGACACCATGGCTGCCAACGGGAAGAACTGGTCGATCCAGCGTGAGCTAGGCACGCCCGGCAACGCCGCCAGGATCGTTCATATCCGCGAGGTGTGAGCGGTGAGCATCATCCTGAACAAGAAGGAGTTCCTCTCCGCACTCAGCGCCGAAAAGGGAGAGTGGGAGCGCAAGTTCAGCCTGAAGGTCCGGAACGTCGTCTATGCGCTGCACTACGAGATCACCAGCCGCACGCCGGTCTGGTCTGGTCAGACGCTCGCGAACTACGTGTGGTCTGTGAATGTGCCCTACGAAGGCATACCCATCGAGGCACCAGGAACAGGCCCTACGGGGCGCACGAACAGCATGGCGCTTGGTGTTGAGCCGCGCCGTCCTGAGAGCCAAGAGGTCGCTGACGAGAGCTTGGCGAGGCTTAGCTTCACCAACCCCTATCGGGTCTACTGGCTCGCCAACAACGACCCCACGGTGGGTCCTCTGGAAGCTGGCGAGTGGCCTGAACCGCCATTCGTGCAGCGGTCACCTCAAGGCATGTTCATGGTGAGCGTGGAATACGTTCTGGCGCTCCTAGATACGGGAGCAATCTGAGATGTCCTACGAATCGATGCGCCAGAAGGTCGAAGGGACCGTTCAGAACGGATTCGGGGTCACCTATCCGACGATCCCGATCAAGTTCAGCAACGCGCCGTTTACGCAGCCGGAGACGATGTGGATCACAGTTCACATCGTGGAAGGGAACGCAATGCCAGCGAGCATGGGAATCAAGGCGATCGATCGCCACGTGGGTCTCGTTCAGATTGACGTCCTGGCACCAATCAACACCGGCACCGCACAGGCAGACCAAGTCGCCGAGTTCGCCGGCAACCTCTTCCGCCGACAGAACTTCGTGCTGACCGATGGAGCCTATGTCCGGTTCAAGGTCCCGCAATATCGCTACATGGGTGAAGACAACGGCTTCGCTCGCTTCATGATGCGGATTGCTTATTGGCGGGACGAGCCGGCACGCTGACTTTCTTGACAGTCAAGCTGACGCATGGTTAGCACAACCGACGTGCGTGGTCCCAGGGAGGCACCTTCATGAATCTTGCCCAGGTAGCCGGTGAGGCGGCGATCAGCGGTCTATGCGCTCTCGCGAACAGCGGGACGCTGGTGTTCTATTCAGGGTCGCAGCCGGCGACGCCGGAGACTGCACTGTCTGGCAACACGGCGCTCGCCACATGGACCTTCAACTCGACCGCCTTCGGGGCTGCCTCCATTTCAGGAGGCTACGCCCAGGCAGCCGCAAATTTCACTGCGTCCAGCGTCACGCCGTCCGCAAACGGCACCGTAACTTTCGCGCGAATGTATGAAAGCAACGGCACAACCGTGATTGCCGACTTCACCGTTGGCACATCAGGCACCGACATCGTGATAGGCAACACCAGCATCTCGACCACAATATCGGTGTCCTTGTCGGTGACGCTGCAGCTTCCGGTCGTCTAAATGGCGACCGCCGCATCAGCGACCGTCAACTTCGGCGCGGCTCCCGGCGGAACGGATGCGCAGACCGTCATCACGGGGCAGAGCGGAATTCAATCCGGGTCATTTGTCAGTGCGTGGATCGTGCCGTCTGTCTCGGCTGACCACAACGACGATGAGCACTGGGCAGACGACGTGATCGTATACGCAGGCACGATCGTGCCGGGTGTCGGGTTCACCATCTACGCCAAGTCTCCGCAGGGGACCTACGGCGCCTTCAACGTCCAATGGATATGGGTGTGACATGGCAGTTCAGGTTCAAGGTCAGAATGGGGTTCCCATCTACGGTGATTCCGGAAGCAACGCGGAGCGCGTGGTTCTCTATGACTCAGCGGGCAATCCGATCTCTCAGCTTCCTGGTGCCGTCGTAGGAGCAACGCAGAAGGTCCTGCCTGTCGGCGGCGTCTCTGAAGGCAACTACGATCAAATCAGACTGGATCGCATGGGAAATATGCGCCCAGGTTTCGACAATTTGTGGCTCAGGGAAACAATCGAGGGAAACAGCATCAACACCAGCGTCTGGGCGCCCACGAACGCCACCTTCACAGCAGCGCAAAGTGCGTCGACCGGTATCTTGTTAAACTCTGCAGCTTCCGCTGCTGGTGGCGTGTATTACACCCTGACGTCGAACAAGCAGTTTCCTCTCTTTCAGCAGGCGCCGTTGCGTGCCCGCTTCAAAGCGAGGGTGCTGCCTCAATCCAACAACGTGTTCGAGGTCGGTTTCGGGCAGCCATCCGGAGCAGGCGCCCAGATCAACAACGGTGCTTGCTGGAGATACACCACCGGCGGGGCCGTCGTTCCTGTCCTACAGTTCAACGGCGGCGACGTCGCACAGGGAGCGGACTGTTCCGGGTTGCTGTCGTCCGCCAACTACTACACCTTCGAGGTCTTGCTCACAGATCAGGAAGTCATATTCACGATCTACAGCGCAGGTCTGATCATCAATACGCAGACGCTGACTTATCCGAATGGTCAGCCAAACGCGTGGGCAGTCTCGCATCTCCCTGTTTTCGTGCGGCTATATTCGGTCTTCACCCCGACCGCCGCCGCGCAGGCCTATTTGTCCAACGTAATGGTCGAGAGCTTCGACTTGTCAACCAACCGACCGTGGCAACAGCAGCTTGCTGGCACCGGTCTTGGCGGTGAAGTCTCCCCGACCGCTTTCAGTTCGACATCCAACTTCTTGAACAGCACCGCGCCAACGACTCAGACTCTTTCGAATACGACGCCGTGCTACACGTCGTTAGGTGGAATGTTCAGCTTCGCTGCTGTGGCTGGTGCTGCGACTGATTATGGGATATTCAGTTTTCAGGTCCCGGCTCCTTACAGCTTCTATATGACCGGCGTCCACATCACGGCTTACAATACTGGTGCTGCTGTAGCGTCTACCGCGACGCTCCTTCAATGGTCAGCCTACGGTCAGTCAACAGGCGCCAGCCTCACGGCTGGTGGCCTCAGGTTCACGCTCGGTTCTCAGTATTTTCCGGTCGGCGCCGCGATCGGACAGTGCGCCGACAAGGACCTGGACATCCCTTTCGAAGTTCCGATCAGGACGGACAACGCCAAGTATTGCGGTATCGGACTGCGCATGCCTGTCGGAACTGCGACTGCTTCCCAGGTGATCCAGGGGAGTGTCCTGATACGCGGCTACTTCGAGTAGGAGTCTGACCCATGAGTTTGCTGCTGGCGGGTCTATTCAATGCCGCCGGCAATAGCATTGTCGGGGCTACTGCAGCTTCCGGACAGGTCGCGGTCAGCGCCTCGGGAATGGTCCCTGCCGGTGTCGTCTCAACGGTGTCACTTGCTGTTCAGATAGACGTCTCGGTATCAATCGCCAAGTCCGGCACCGTGCGTTCGGTAGGTTCGAGTCATCAGATAGACGTTGCTGTCGGGACCGTCGCCGTAGCCTACGTGGTGGCGTCTGGGCATGGGGCACAAAGCGATAGCGCCGTGCTACGCGCGTCGATAGGGACGACGAAGGCACTCGCGATGGGTGCCATCAAGGACGCGGCTACCGGCGTCGGGCGTCTGCAGCATGTGTCCGGAAGCGGATCGTCGCTTCCGACTGTGGTTGCAAGTGGTGGCGGTCGTCTAGGATATGTAATCGCCGGAGGCATTGGGACCTTCTCCGGTGCGGCTGTGGGTGTCGCTAGAATTACAACGGTCACCGCTATCGCCTTGGCAGAGGAGATGCTCGTCGCCATCGGCCTCCGGTCTCTTGGCAACTTCAGGATTGAAGCTAGCGGAGTGATCGGTGAGGCTGCGCACGGCACTATACGGTTCACGATAGAGGGCACCGGCAGTTCCAGTGTTGTTGGTGTCAAGAGCGTAGAAATCCTGGGGGCGGAGACACTACCAATCCGCGCTCTGACGGCATCTACAGGCAGACTCAGAGTGCTGGTTGGGCAGCCCGAAGATCGCAAGACGATGGCGGCTCCCCGTGACAGGAACCTGCCGGGGGCAGGGCGATCCAGGACGCTTTAGGAGGATAGCATGGCAGATGCGTATGTTGGACAGGACTGGGACGACATAGACCCCGGCGAGACGATCCTGTTCTCGCTCGACTTCGGAAAGCTGATCTCGGCTGGAGACAGCATTGGTTCGGCGACATGGACGTGTTCTGTCGCCAGTGGTGTGGATGCGGCGGCAGCATCCAGGCGTTCAGGCACCACCATGGTCAGCGGCACCGTGGTGAGCCAGCTTATGACGACAATGCAGCCCGGCGTCCTCTACCGCCTGCAGGCCTATGCCACCCTGGCATCCGGACAGGTGGTCACCCTCTACTCCCATGTGGCTTGCACGCCTGCCAGTTGAGCCACTTCACCACTTTGCTTGACAGTCAAGATGACGCGCGTTAGGCAGCGTGACAGCATTCGCGCGTGTCCGTTTGTCACGCCTGCGCCAGTAGGAGGGTTGCCGCGATGACGGTTTTTTCGGATACCAATAGATCAAACCTCCGATACCTGCTGGAAAGCCAGTGGGGTCAGACCCCGACGAGCGGGACCACGCGCATCCTGCGCATGACGAGCCACTCGCTTTCGACCAAGAAGTCCACCACCATGTCGAACGAAATCCGTGCGGATCGCATGGTGAGTTCGGTCATCGAGACCGAGATGATGTCGGACGGCGGCATCAACTTCGAGTTCTCCGCCGGCACTTATGACGACCTGTTCCAGGCCTTCGTATTGGGGACCTGGACGCGTCCCTGCACCTTCGACCAGTGGACCGGCAGCATCCTCGCCTGGACCGCCAACAACACCATCCAGATCACGGGTGCGGACTACACTGGCTACCTGACGGTCGGGCGCCGGATGACCACGCGCGGCTGGGTCAACCCGTCCAACAACGGCTTCTGGCAGATCGCCAGCGCATCGGTTTCCGGCAACGTCACCACCGTCACGTTCACCGAGACCAGCGGCGTCATCGAGGCCGGCGGCGTCAGCGCGTTCCTGTCCGATGCCAACGACATCATCGTTCTGCTGAACACCTCCATCCGCTCCGGCACGTCCGGTGCGGCGACCTTCGACAGCAATGGCACGAACGCCTTCGCGTCCGCCATCGCCGCCGGACAACTGAACGTCGGGCAGCGCATTCATGTCGAGGGTCTGGGCTACGAGACGGGAACCGTGGTGTTCTCCGCCGCAGCGACTGCCGGGCTGACGATCACCGTCAGCGATGGCGTGAACGTGGTCCCGTTCGTCGCCGGCACCGACTTCGCGGTCGGCTCCTCGGGCACGACCGTCGCCGCCAACCTCGCTGCTGCCGTCAACGCGGCGCGTGTGAACGGCAAGCTGGTCGGTGCGAGCACCCTGTATCCGCAGGTCTACGCGACCGCTTCGAGCGGGACCGTGACCTTCAAGGACCTGAACGTGACTGGTGGCAGCCTGTCCAAGGCGGCGGACACCGGCAGCGTCGCGACGGTCACCAACTTCGCAAGCGGTGTTACGTCGGAGCGTGGCGTGTTCACCATCACGTCCGTCTCCAGCGATGTCATCGGTGTCACCCCGGCACCAGGAACGAACGCCAACGCCGGCACGATCCCGGTCACGATCCGTGGTTCGATGCTGCGCAACCCCGGCAACTACGCCAACATCATCCCGCAGTCGTTCTCGATCGAGGCCGGCTACACGGACGTCGGGCTGTATTTCATGCAGAACGGCCTGCGCGTGAACGACTTCACCCTGGACGTCCAGGCGTCGAACATCGTCACAGGCACGTTCAACTTCATGGGCAAGCAGACCAGCACCCTGAACGCGACGCAGTTCGGTGCCACGCCGTATATCCCGCTGGGTCAGACCAACACCGAATCGCTGAACGCGACGACCGATGTCGGCTCTCTGACCAAAAACGGCGTGCCGCTGACGACCGCCGTGAAGCAGATCAAGATCGATGCGAAGGCGACGCTGCGCAACCAGATGGCGGTCGGGTCCAAGTTCCCGGTCGGCATCGGCACCGGGCGCTTCACGCTGTCGTTGACGGCGCAAGCCTACTTCGCGACGTTCGATCTCTACAACACCTTCCTGAACCACCAGACGGTGGCGATGGAGTTCTCGTTCCAGGACGACTTCGGCTACACCTACTTCTTCACGGTCCCTGCGATGAAGCTGACCGCCGATCCGATCGAAGCCAAGGGCATCGACCAGGACGTGATGGAGGAGTTGACGTTCGAGGCGCAGATTGATCCCGCATCTGATTGCATGTTGCAGTTGGACAGGTTCAGTTCGCTTCTTCCTGTCTAGCAGTTAGCCGGCGCCCGAAACGCCGGCTTCCTGTTCACCCGACCCACTATACGTGGATTGCTGCGCAGCAGCGCGACAGGCCGAGTCGGGTCGGCCTGTCGCGCGCCCTTCAACCCGACGAGGTCTACATGAGCAATTCGAAGCTGTTTGCGCGTTTCGCCACCGACCAGGACAAAGAAGAGTCCGGCGTCTGGGTCGACTTCGGTGAAGGCATCAAGGTCAAGGTCAGGCGGCTCAAGTCCCGCGCGTCGCAAGACGCCCGCAAGGAACTGGACAAGCCCTTCGCCAACGAAATCCGCCGTGGCAAACTCAGCACCGATGTAGCCGAGGACCTGCTGATCAAGCAGATCGCCTGGGGTGTCATCGCCGACTGGCAGGGTGTCGACGACGAGAATGGCACGCCGCTCCCGTATTCGCGCGAAGCCGCCTACCAGATTCTGAAGAAGCTGCCGGACTTTCGTGATGAGGTGTTCGCCGTCAGCGTCGACAGCGAGGGCTTCAAAGCGCAGGACAACGCGGACGCGGTGGGAAACTGATTGCGTATCTTCGCTGGAGTCTCAAGCCAGCCGCAAAAAGTGCAGGCTGGCTAGCGAAGATACGGGAAGAAAAGGGCATAGCTTCTTCCACGCTGGAAGAGCAGCCTAACGTCTACCCAGACGTCCTATGGATTTGGGAGATGTTCAACTGCATCTCCGCGCGCCGCCCATACGGGATGAATGGCCCGCAACCGATCGGGATGCTCGACATCAAGGCGTATGTCGATCTCCGAGGCATCAAGCGCGAAGACGATCTCGACTTGATGATGGAAGTCCTCCCTCAACTCGACGACATCTGGCTGTCTGATTACTACCAGCAAGCCGAGAAGAAGAGGTCACAAAAGAAGAAGTAGTCCGCTGTGAAAGGAGGGGTTTATGGCTGACGAACATACGATGCGGCTTGCTGTTGACGCCTCTGGTGCGAAGAGCGGTGCTGATCAGTTCACTGGTGCTATCAACAAAATCTCGTCCGCCGTCGAGTCGATGGACAGGAAGACGTCTGCAGCATTCAGCCGTCTGAAGCTGAGCATGAGCGGCTTGGACTTCTCCAAGATCGCTTCGGATGTCGGCAAGATTGGAACGCTTCGTGTCGACGGTGCGCTTGCCACCAATTTGACGAAGCTCGGCACCGCGCTAGGCACCTTCAAAAACGTCAATCCCAGCGTCACACAGCACCTTCAGTCGCTGGCGAAGGCGCTTGCCCAGTTTCACAATCCGTCTGCCGACCCCGCAAAACTGCACGCATTGTCGACGGCACTGCGTGACTTTCGTGCGCCGTCCCAGGCACAAACGCAAAACCTGAACGCGTTCGTCAAGAGCCTTCATGGCCTTCAGATTCCGCAAAACCTCGACACCATCACGAAGGCTTTGCACAACATCACGGCAGCCGCTGCTGCCGCCCGTCGCAACCTTCAGTCGATAGGAGCGGTGAATGTCAGGGTTCCTCCAGGTCTTGGTCGTTGGGCTAATGGTCGTGGTGGTTACGGCGGGGGCGGCGGACGCCCATCGACATACGGCAGTGGCGCGGGGCGCAACTCGGGCTACGACGGAATACTGTCTGGTGGATCGCGTGCAACTGGTGAGTTTCGTGGGTTCGAAAACGCATTCAACCCCAGCTATCAGGGGTCGTCTGTTCTGCGCACGGCGGTTGGGTCTCTGACTGCTGGCAGCGTCTTGAAGGACATTTATGAGACCGGCGCGGCACTTGTCACCTTCCAACATCAGTTGGAGGCTGTTGCGACGAGCGAGAAGGAAGTCAACGAGAACATGAAGTTCGTCGCTGACACAGCGCAGAAGTTCGCCATTCCAATTCAGGCAGCGCGCGATGGTTTCGCCAGCTTCGCGCTGAATGCGAAGGCTGCAGGCTGGTCCATGGATCAGGCGAAGGAAGTGTTTTACAAGTCGAACGAAGTCTTCCGTGAATTGAATCTTTCTGCCGAGAAGCAGGAGTCGGCGTTCAACGGCATCACGATGGCTGTGAACACCGGACGCGTGCAGATGCTCCAGTTGCACCGTTCTATGGCGGGCATCCCTGGCGCTGTGGCTACCATGGCTGCCGTAGTGTATCGCGCACAGCACGGTATGGCGGAAGGCGCTGCGCTATCGGCGAAGGAGATGGAGACTGCCGACCGCGAGATGACCAATATGACGAAGAAAGGCGAGCTTGGCGCCAAGTCGCTGATTCTTCTCTTCCGCGCGCTAGCCGATCAATTCAAGGGCGGCTTGGCTACGGCTATCGACTCGCCTCAGGCAGCCCTCGTCCGCCTGCAGAACGAGTGGACTTTCACGGTCGAACGTATGGGCAAGAACGGCGTCATGGACGCTCTGGGCAAGCAGTTTGAGCGGTTCTTCAATATACTGCGACGCACGGATGTGATGGCGATGTTCGATCGTCTCGCACGTGGCATCGCCGATGGCGTCGGCAAGATGGGCGACGCTGTTATATGGGCGGCGAACCACATGGATACGCTGATCACGGCTGCGAAGGTCTTGATCGGCCTGGGTCTGGCGGAGTCGTTCTTCAACTTCACGAACGCTGCCGCTGGTTTCGCTGGAGTGCTGAGCCATCTAGCCGTCTTGATACCGACACTGACAAAATTGGAAGCAGCAGAAGCTAGCGTTACCGGTTTCGGTGCTGCGTTAGCCGGGCTGGTAACGCCGGCTGGTTTGGCGGTCGCTGGCGTCACGGCTGCCTTCGTTGGCATGGGTGCAGTCATCTACGCACACCGTGACGACCTTCTGAAGTTCGGTGAGGCCGAAGCTACAATCGGCGACGTTGCGAAGGAATGGGCGGCACAGGTGGCTAAGGCCGTCGCTGAAACCGCGACGAACTTGGCGAGAATACCGGTAGAGATCGCGAAGGCTATAGGGCAAGGCATGTCGCTGATCACTGGCACCTTCCTCCCCGGCCTGACCACGGCGTTGAATGAAACGAAGCCAGCGGAGCGTTCGTGGGCGGAGGACTTCATGTCCTACATCGCGCTCATAGGGCAGGCGCTGAAGACCCTAAAGGACGAAATCCTTGGTGTCGGTCAGGTGCTGGTGTCGGCACTCCAGGGGCACCCTATAAACGGCGTGATGACCTATCTACGCACCGTGAGAGACGACAACAAGAAGGGCCTAGCCATGGCCCAGGGGACCGACAATCCTGTTGCCGACACCGTCAAGGCTATCGCTAAGCGTAATGCTGTGACGTCCCCGGAAGTCATAAACGCGAACGCTGCTGGTGCTGCGGCTGCGCAGGGTTACGACCAAGACGCACCGTGGTTGAAACGGACACCGAGTGGTGATGGAAGCCCCAACTCCGGACCCGTGGGTAACATCCAAATCCCTGGCAACCCCAAGAAGACCGGCGCCAAACGCTCTCCCGAAGAGATCGAGCAGGGTCGCTACACCGCTTTCCAAGCCAGTCTTGGTGGTCAGGTTGGAGCCGACGCCGAATACGCTGAAGGGCTCAAGAAGATAGCCGACGCGCAGAAGATTCTGCATATCACCGCTGCTGAAGCGAAGGAGATGCAGGACCAGTTGAACCGCAAGTTCCTGGAGTCTGCCGGCGCGCTCAACCCTATCCTGGCCGCGACCAAGAAGCTGGAGAACGCCCAGGCGAAGCTGACGACCGTCTACAATAACGGGGGCATCAGCCTGGACGAATACAATCGCCAGATGAAGATGCTGGCGGAGCAGGAGAACAAGAACATCCACCCGCTTGAAGAGTGGGAGAAGAAGATCAAGGAAGAGACGGCTGATATTCGGCTGAGCAACGAACAGCGCAAGATCGAGATCGCGTATCGGCAGGAGATCGCCGCGTTGACGAAGGCCGGCGTCAATACGGACGATCCTGCAGTTCAGCAGCGTGTTCGGAAAGATATCACCGACGAGCAGTCCGAAGAGAAGAAGTATAACTCAGGCCTCTACGGTCTGGACAAGTCTCTGGGCACTCTGGATGAGCAGGTCGACAAGTTGACTGACAAGATTACTGGCGACTTGACTTCAGCTTTCGAGAAGTTCGCTGAGACCGGAAAGATCAGTATCAAGAGCCTTGAACAGTCCATCTTGAAGGACTTGCTCAACGGCGGCATCAAGATGGCTGAGAAGGGACTTCTTGACCTGCTAGGCTTCGGGCCTCAGGGAGGTGGTGGAGGCGCTGGCGGAGGCGGAGGCGGTGGTGCTGGAGGTGGGGGAGGCATAGGCGGTGGTGGCGGTTCAGGTGGTTTCTCAGGACTGTTCAGCACCGTGGCTCAGAAGGGCCTTGGCGGGCTGTTCGGATCGGATGGTCCTGGCGGTGGCGTCGCTGGCTGGCTCGGTAGCCTGTTTGGTGGTGGCGCTGCTGCAAGTCCCTTAGCTGG